GTTATTGAGATTGGTGCGTACCCCATCTTCAATCTTGGCCCAGCGTTTCACAGTCGAGTTGTATCTAAACAGTCTATTTGGGAAGTAATCTAGTCTCAAACAATAATCTCCATCTACAGCACCTAGTGGGAAAGCAACGCCAGTTACCACAGGAGCACCGTTGGGTACAGTATCTCCAGTCAAGTACCCTTTGGTGTAGCCAGGACCACTTGGTGTAACGTCCATACCACCTTGTGTGCCGTCCACGGTATTGCCATCGCTTGTGGTCAGCGTGGTTGGGTTGGCCGGACTGCCATCTGCTAATGTCGGCTCCACGTAGTACTGATCAGTAGCATAACCGCTCAGTGGAACTTCGACATCGGCTTGTGTGAGTATGGCATCGTTGATTTGAGTATCTTTGGTACGAGTACTGAACACATCGCTTTGTGTCAGCGGTGTATACACTTGCCAGTACACAGTATTATTGATATCTGTACCAGCCGGTACGTTTTGTTTGGCCTGGTAATAAACATCACCCGAATTGGTAACCCAGCCAGTGGGATAGAAATTACCATTGTCCCAGATATTTTCGCTGACCACAGGCCGCTTGAGTATGTCCTTGAACTCCTGATTGTTGGTCATGGGCGTGGCTTTCACACGCCAGGTATGTGGCATCCAAGTTTGACTCATACCTTCTGTGGCATAGTCTGCATCTTGTACCACATAGTACTTGGGCAAGGGTTGCGGAATGGCTTGATTCAGTGGATGATAATCTTTTAAGTTTGGAACTTCTAACACGTCGCCGTTCATGAGTTTGCGACCAAACGTGTCGATCATGTCGTTGTAGTGGAATGTGATAAACAACGTATCATTGTTCAAAAACAAGCCAAATTGTGTTAAGTCAAAATCCACATCTTGGTGAGTGTACACACCGCGCATGACGTAAACGTCTTGGTCATACACTCTGTCGCGATTTTCCAGCAACAGTAAGTCTTGAATGTTAAGTGGACTTAGGGCATCGTAAATGGGTTGGGTAGCATCGCCGTTGCCCGAAAGAGCAGAATCCTCGCCACCAGTTTGTGGGCCAGCGTATTTATGGATAAAAATGTCCATCCCCCCGACGGTGTACATTTCGGAGATGGTGCGATCCAAAAACTGGTAATCGCGGGTTCGATTGGGGCGGTATAGGCTTAGGCGTGGCATAATGTAGTATTTATGGGAGGTTGACCAATAAATCCAAAACTGCTATAATACATGCTTAACCACTCCAGGAGTATGTTATGAAAGCCGCTAACTTTTTAACAAAGTATACTGGCCCAAAAGGCAAGGGATTTATACAGTCATATGACAAAATAAAAGCCACAGAAAAATGGGTAGAGTACGCTCTTGACATTGTGGATATGAGCCGTATAATAATGACAGTGGACTTTGACACTAAATGGCAACTGGCAGAAGCACTGGAAGTAGCCGAACGCAAAAAAGCCTGGATGTACAAGCACAAGAATTTTGATGTTAAACGTGCCGCCAAACTTTTTGACGCTGTAAAACACTTGCCCAAGACTAAGTAAGGAACAATTATGATTGCAACTAAACCCGTTAAACCGTTAAATCCACGTAGTGCAGATACCAATGCAATGGGCATGGAACCTGTGTGGAAAACACAACCCACAGATAATCGTATCAGTGCTATGAGCAAAGCATTCTCATGGTACAACTATTTCTACGGCAAAAAAGATGCCCGTGACATGATTGTTAACTATTTGGAATCACATGATCGCCGAGCAGATGTGCGTACCCTTAAAGGTATTCCTGATTCAGCAGTACGATTAACTACTGGCTGGCTCTGTCGCATGAGCATGGTTGGACTAGAGCTGTCTGAAAAAGAGCAACTGAAGCTAGATCACATGCTGAAAGAAATTCTCACAAGCAAACAAGAGATTGAAGTGGAAGCTGAGCCGGTTGTAGATGCAGTAGCTCGGCCCAACATCCAAGATCGGCTTCGTGAAAAGGTATTGGAGTGTGCTGGGGAATTGGACGGCCTGTTTGACGAGTTTGTGTCAACAGGTGCCAAAATGTCAGCAGACTATAAACCTATCATGGTAATTCGTGGTATAAACGTGGCTCCTCAATTGATATCAATCATTACTGACAGTTGGAAACGCAAACTAGCAGAGTTTGAAGAAGTAGTTGAAGGCAAAGATGCTATGCTGGTGGAAGCATATTCAAATTTCAGCAAAATCCAATTGCGTAATTGCGTAAAGTTTTGCGAAGCAGTGATCAATGACTGTGGTGCGTATGTGCAGATCAAGAAGGTTGAGCGCAAACCACGCAAGGTCAAAGCAGTGCCCCCAGAAAAACGTGCCGCAAAGTTTAAAATTCTGGCAGAGTTTGCAGAACTCAAACTCAAGAGTTTGCCTGCCGCAAGCCTGGTGGACCGAGCAGAAGCATGGTTGTACGATACTAAAAAACGCAAGTTGATTCATGTGGTAGCAGACAATTACACACAGGCGTTTACCATCAAGAACAACAGTGTAATTGGATACAGTACAGTAGAAACGCTACAAAAAACTGTGCGCAAACCAGCAGATGTTGTCAAGGCCATACAAGCCGCAGGCAAGCCAGCGGCACGTAAAATCTACAAGGATTTGACCACTACAGAAACTCCTTGGAATGCCCGTGGTACTGAGAACCTGATCATTCTCAAAGCCTGGTAAATATAGGGACTGGAGTCCCTTATGGCTGAAAATACCCTACCCCAACTGAAGCAAGATCTAATAGAATATGTCAAGCTTCAGTTGGGTGATCAAATAGTTGATCTTGAATTAGACCCTGCACACTACGAAGCCGCTTATCAAAAAACAATAGGCACTTATCGTCAACGTGCTGAAAATGCTTACGAAGAAGCCTACATCTTTATGGAGTTGATTCGAGATGTAAACATCTACACCTTGCCCCAAGAAGTTGCAAGTGTGCGTCAAGTGTTCCGTAGAACATTTGGAGACTCAACAGGCCCGTTTGCCAGTAACTTTGATCCGTTTGCACAGGCCTCAATCAACGTTTACCTTATGAACTTCAACGTGGCAGGCGGCCTTGCCACATACGATTTCTACTCACAGTATGTTGAATTGGCCGGGCGCATGTTCGGTGCATACATGAACTATACGTTCAATCCTGTAACCAAAAAACTACAACTGATTCGTGACCCAAAAGGCACAGGCGAAAACGTGTTGCTTTGGGTGTATCAAGTCAAGCCAGAAATTCAATTGCTCAGTGACTACCAAATCCAACAATGGATCAAGGACTATATGTTGGCCAACTGCAAAATGATCATTGGTGAAGCCCGTGAAAAGTTTGCTACCATTGCTGGACCACAAGGCGGCGGCACTCTAAATGGCACAGCAATGAAATCAGAAGCCAAAGAAACCATGGCTGACCTAATTGAACAACTCAAAATGTACGTGGATGCAAGTCAACCACTCACTTGGGTAATTGGCTAACACACACTAGACAAACTATTGCAGTTGTGTTACAATCATCTAATGCACTTGATGATTGATCTTGAAGGCTTGGCAACAGGCCCTGACACCACTATCCTTACCATAGCAGCTCAAACATTTGATCCGTTTGGGTCAGGCCACTACGACCGACATTACTATGCTAGAATTACTCTAGAAAGCCAAGAAAATCGTTCTATTGACGATGGCACAATAGCTTGGTGGGCCACGCAACCAGACCATGCTCGAGAAGAAGCATTTGGGGAACAAGATCGTATTCCGTTGGATCAGGCTCTGGACGAACTAGGCAAGCTAATTTGGCACTCCCAGCTGATCTGGAGTCAAGGCCCAACTTATGACATGAATATTCTTGAGCATGCCTACAAGAGCTACAACAAACCACTGCCTTGGAAATACTACATGGTTCGTGACAGTCGTACAGTGTTTAGTTTATGGCCAGAGCAACCAATCCCTCCTACTAGCCACCATGCACTAGAAGATTGCCGCAGACAAATTGGCATGCTACAAACAACACTTAAATACCTCAACGTAACGGAGTTAAAATGATCATTGGCATCTGTGGATTTATTGGCTCGGGCAAAGATACTATTGCTGATTACCTGGTAAACTTGCATCATTTTCGTAGAGAGAGCTTTGCAAGCACACTAAAAGATGCTGTGGCACAAGTGTTTGGGTGGGACAGAACCATGCTTGAAGGGCGTACAAAACAAGCCCGTGAATGGCGTGAACAAGTGGATCCTTGGTGGGCAGAACGCTTGCACATGCCCACACTGACCCCACGTTGGATCTTGCAATACTGGGGTACAGAAGTGTGCAGAGCCGGATTTCACGATGACATCTGGATTGCCAGTTTGGAAAACAAACTGCGCCACAGCCAAGATGATGTTGTGATATCAGATTGCCGTTTTCCTAACGAAATTAAAGCTATCAAAAGCGCCGGTGGCCGAGTTATCCGAGTAACTCGTGGACCAGAACCTGCTTGGTATGATGCCGCACTGAGTGCAAATCGTGGCGCTAACGGCAACTCAACTTGGTCAATTAGCCTTCACAAACTGGAAAAACTAGGAATTCATGCAAGTGAAACTGCCTGGGTTGGCACAACCTTTGACGCTGTGCTAGACAATAACGGTACACTAGACGACTTGTATCAGCAGGTCAAAGCACTGGCTACAAGTCCGGCTCAAGATCGCCCGGCCGCCAAGTAACATCATTTTTTTTAATTAATTCAACACAGTTGAGACAAACTGTTTTTAAATTTCGTTGTTCTGAATTGTTGAGGTTTCCATCAACATGAAACACCAATAGCTGAGTCAGTATCTTGGCCTTAAACCCGCACTTGTCACATGCGGGTTTTTTCTTGTAGCCAGCACTTTTCCATCGAGGATCTCTTGGTCGAAGTCCTCGTCCCTTCCTGGTACAGTTTTCACACCGTGATCTATAGTGTGTGATATCTTCTTTGCGATAGTTTACAGCACATGGGCGTTGATGACATGACTGACAGATGGGTCTTTGCATGGTGTATTTATGGTGAACCTTTGTCAAAGGGCGCCCAACTCAGCCGTTTTTGCCACTTGTCAATAAATATTAGAACTTGAAAAGGAATCCATTATGGCTCTAGTATCACCAGGCGTAGAAGTAACAGTAATTGACGAGAGTCAATATATCCCTTCAGCCGTCAACACAGTAC